GTTTCCTCATAGTATGCAGAAATGCAAGAGTTTTAAATACTTCTTGTGATTTTTGTTGATCATCTGCGAACTCAGGAACACGCTCAAAAGTCTTCCGGATACTGATATCAATGCTTTTACGCATATGTTTAGCAGTGGTACGCAGTACGTAACCCATGCTGAATGGTTTTTGTGTATCTTCGGACATAATTATTCTTTAATAGATATTGGGGCTGGTTCTTAACCGTTCACACTTAGCTTAAGGCTATAAGCACCCCAATACGTTACTGATTACTCAGTGAAAGCACCGAAGAATTCAGATTGAATCGACACGGTCACAGTAGCTGTGTTAGCGTCAGTCAACTGAGGATTCACCTGCAGAGCTTCAATCTTACCAATCCAGTAGTACTGGCTGTTAGCAACAGAACCAATACCGCTGGTAGGCGTAGCTTCGCTAGAGTAAGCAACAGGTTCAGCGTTCATCAGAACGAAACGGAACACATATTGTTTACCATCACCCACAGCATCGCCCAGAATAGTACCAACGGCCCAATCAGCAGGCACGTAGTTAATAGTCAGTTCGATAGAAGGAGCGTCAGCTTGACCTTGAATCTGTTGAGAAGTCTTCGAGCCATACACAGGCACGTTAACAATGTTCGGAGGAGTACCCATAGAAGGGAACTCACGAACGTTCTTGATACGCACGAACGTACCAGTAGCTTTAGTACCGCCAACAGACTGAATTTCGTCAGCAAACAAAGCTTGGAATTCAGTTGCAGTATCTAAAGCAGCAAGTTGAGCGCTAGTAAGTTGAGTTGTCGGAACAGCAACAGCCATATCCGAGAACATACCAGCACCAATAGAGGTGATGTGGGCCATTTTAATAAACTCCGTAGAAGTTGAAAGGGATCGTATAGGTAGATCTATAAAGTGATGGAGAATCTTTATCAATATTACCAGGAGCTAGAGAACTGTTACCAAATTGTAAAGTTCCATTTCCTGATGTATTGTAAGACTTACCAACAAGATATGTATCTATCTGGTCTGCAGTAAGTGAAGTGTTTCTTGGTCCTTCACCTACAGGTAGGTAGATGTCTACGCTTAATATACCTGATACTGACTTTAGGTTAATGCCTGGTCCAGTAGGAATCACTGTAACCCTAAGAAACTTATTTCCAGGGTTTACTGATACAAAATTGCTAGGATAGATTTTAAATGAAGAAAATGCAGCTTTATTTGCTTCAATCAAATCAAAGATGTCTTTTTCAAGGCTTGCGAACTTACCCATATTAGACCTCCCTAGCAATATCAGCCATCATGACATAACCGTCACTTTTCATAATATTGCTGACTCTCCAAGTCTCACTACCGATTGCTATCTTATCTAAAGCTGTAATATCACCATCAAGTTCTTTTACTCTTATCATAACAGTCTTAATGACAGTGTTATGTTCTTGTGATTTCTTTTCAGATTTCACTTCGATAAGTTTAATAGGAACTTGAGTAATTAACGCTGGATGTGTTCCAGTTGCAAAGTTAAAATCCACATTACTGTGTCTCCATAACGTTGCATCTTTAGCTAAGTCTTTAAGTAATCGAAAAGCAAGATTTAGATTGGTGTTTATTAAATTAGAGTAACTCATTAGTTAGCCCTCCACCAGGCATTAGAACCACGATTAACCAGTAAAGGCTTAATTGTAGTTTTAACATGCATAGGCAGAGTGCTAGGTCTTCTTACTTTACTTAACTGAATAGAACCAATTTGAAGATCAGTCACATCACCTGTTTGATCCAACAAACCATCATTGTTTAAAAGATGATAAGCTAATTCAAAAGTTGCTGTATTAATCCTAGTAACGGCTTTTGTACTAGATAGGCTAATATCTGAACCCAGTCTTGGGTCAAAATAAGAGCCTTCTCTAGGGAATGCCAGACTTTGAGAATCACTTACAGCAACTCCTGCCCATTCTAACGAATCTAAGATTTGAGTAGCAGTGATAAGAGCTTTTGATCTTTCAGGATCATTAGACTCAGACCAAGCTGCTACATCAAGTCTATCGCTAAAATAAGCATTAGCCTCTTCAACAGTAACATAAGAGTTTGTACCTTTTGAGAGAGCCATAAGTGCTTCCTTTAGTGATTAGCTATGGAAAATAGGCAGGATACCCAGCGAGAGAGCAGACGAAGACTTACGAACCCAAGTACCAGTAGTGCTAGCAGCACCGTTAGTAACGGAGGTCAGAGCCTTAGCAGTACCGCTTTCAACAGCGTACTTGTAAGCAGCATCATCAGGGAAAGCTTCTTGCGAACCAGCCCAGTTGTAACCAGCGGGATGCATGACATAACCCCAACGATACCAGATCGAAGTAGAACCACCACCTTTGTAAGCGTTGCCGTTACGGGTGATTTCCACAGAGTCAGGCACAGCCAAAGCAGCCATAGCCAGAGCACCAGGAAGAACAATGAACGAAGTCTTTGTACCAACGATGTCCACACCAGCACCAGTGTTGATCTTAGCCAATTCAGAAGAACTCATACCTTGAGCAGCACGAGTTTGAATCAGACGGAACTTACCTTGGAAGATAGTGCTGAAAGTCACGTTACCATCAGTAACGGTATCGCTGTCCACCAGATTGGCAGAACGCAACGAAGCCATAACTTCAGGAGAAGTCACCAAATAAGCATACTCAGGCTCGTAGTCCTTATAAGCCATGCCGAAAGCGTTCAAGAAAGCTTGAGCACGAGCAGCACCTTGGACAGCAGAAGTGGCATCCACCACGGTCTTGCTAGAACCCAGATCCACGTAGAAGCCATAACGCTTGTCAGTAGGATCATTGTCAAAGTTTTGACCACCCAGACCAGCAGAGCCAGAGCCAGCAGCAGCACCGTTCAGAGCTTCAGAGATAGCCACACCCTTCAGAATCGAAAGGATAGCATTGTGTTCGTCTTGAGCACGAGTCTCAGCGAAATCACGACCGACTTTAGCCAGACCATCAACTTGCGTAACCACTTGTTGCATGTTAACTTTCTCAGCACCATGCGTACGCACAGTCTTAACATAGTTAACATAGTCAGAGCTGTAGTTGGTTTTAGTACCATCAGCTGCATCGGTCAACGAAGCAACGTTAATGGTAGGGTTCAGAGGTTTGTACCAACGGACTTGACCAACAAAGGTCTCAGTGTTAGTATCGATATCAGGGTTAGAACCAACGATACCAGTACCCGACAGTTTCTTGGCATTGGTGTAAGCTTCGTCAGAGTAAGCGCTAATAGCTTCCTGCAGAACGAACTGATCAGCACCAGCAAGGTTTGTTTTAGCAGTCATTTTTAATCCTTAGATTTTGTAACGAGAAGGATTACTTCTTGAGTTTACCTTCTCTTGCCATTTTGAGAACCTCATCTTGAGACATCGCAAATAACGATTTCTTTTCAGACGAGTTATTGGAAGTATTGACACCAGAACTTCCAGAACCTGTAGATGTCTTTTGTTTGAACAAGAACGAATTAGCGTCATTGTCGGCAAAAGCTTTCACAAAGTCACGGATAGCAACACCCGTTTTGTGAACCCAAACACCTTGATCATTTTGAACAAGTTGTCCAACGATTTCACGATATGCCATCTCAAGTGCATTATCATTACGGAAAGGTTGAGTCGCAAGCGCATTACGCACATCAATGTCGCGAGTAAGTTCGACATTTCGCTTTTCTGCAGCTTCACGCTTGGCCTTTTCTTCTGCAAGTTGAATTTCATAAGCTTCCTTATGTTTGCCTTCTTCTTGCAGGCGCTTCAGCTCAGCTTCACGCTTTTCTTTTTCAAACTCAGCAACCTTCTTAAGAGCTTCGTCACGAGAGCTAAAAGCTTTATCAAGTTTAGACTTAATATCTTTCAGTTGCTCTTCAACTTTCTCTTGAACAATTTTATCAACATCAGGAACTTTGTTTGTATCGTTCTGATTTTGATTTTGGTTGTTTTGGTTGTTTTGACCATCATCTTGGTTTTGGTTTTGATTGGTGTTATTATCACCATCTTTGTTCTGATTATCAGACATTTTGATTTCCTTAAGAGTACAACTCATTATAGATAAAGATACAATCTTTACCTTAAAATAATGAAGTCAATATATTATATCAACTTCGGACCTGGGTTAATT